CCTTTTGCCATTGCATGTAGGTCGCCCCTAAACTCTGCCATCAGAGAAACAAGATCATCAAGCGTTGTTTGACCAGCCATATTGATTGCCCCTTGGGTGTATCGTGAAAGTTACCTTCGCCTCTGCGCCTGGAGCAGGATCAACCGTCCACTGTGATACTCGGCCATTGAAAGCGTAGTTCACAATGTTAGTGCCATCCGTTGCAGAAATTACAAACGTACGGTCGATGGTTCCGTTGTAAGCATCGGCACGAAGCAACAACAGATTTGTGTCTGAAGGATTCCAAGCAGCAACAACTGTCATCGACGTTGGCGCAGACTGAACAGGGATCTTATCGGATTGCCTCGAGCCAGCAACCGAAAAGTTAGCAACCGCGTCATCCTGACCAAACGATGGAATCGCTTCAACCGGGACTAGCTGCGCGGAAACTGCAATTGCAGAAACCGACGCATAAACGCTTAGGTTAGCAGTGGTTAAAGGAGTTGGGTTAGCCCCCGGCTGAGCATAAAGAGAGGCTGAAAAGCCGGGTAAAACTTTTGTTGGGAGAGCCATTTTTCACCTCACGAAGGAATGTCTAAAGTGCAGTCTAAAACAATCTGGTGTAATTTATTGTCATTGTCGTATGTGTGGAAAAGCCAATCAACATCTACTTTTGCCACGAAAAACAAAGCGCCAAATGTACCTTGATAACCATGCAAAGCATCAACAATCTGTTGCGCCTTAGAAAAACAATTCGCCATCTGTTGAGCAAACACGGAAGCCTGAAAAACTGGTGTATCAATACCTTTTACCGATTGCGGCCCGGTATACACGGGTTGATGCACATCTCTAAGTTGCCACACCACAAAAGTCGGTTCTGTTGCAAAGTTACGATTAAACACAGCATACACAGGCGTGGGCGTACAAACAGACGTTAATTGAGTCTGTATCGCTTGAGCATATGTAACTGCTGAATTCTGACCCATTACACTGCCGTTGTTGGTTCGTTTCTGTAACAGGTAAGCGTTACCCACTGCCTGTCATTATGCTCGTATACCTCTGCAATCCTCCAAGATTTTTCTCGATAAGTAATTGAGTAGGCTTCTTGCGCGTCTGAAAGTGTTCGTATATTCGGCGTGTAATTAACAACAAACTCTATCAAATTATCGTACTGTCTATATCGCTCAGTAATTCGTAATCGGTTGTTTACATCTTTAGTTTTTGCTCGCGTTATAAACCACGGCGTTTCTGTAGTTGTCTGCTCACCAAGGTTAGTGACAGCAAATGACAGGTTGTTAACCGTAATCTGATCGACGCGTAAAACCATCACATCACCAAAGTGCGGTAGGGTCTCAACAACTGGTCGATTGCCCAAGGAAGCTGATATTGCTTAGCCTCAGAGATTGCCGAACGGTTATTGTAGAAATGCGTGAGCAACATCAACCCCGCTTGCTTGACCACGGGATATTGCCCGATAACACTGCCTTGTAGTGTGTACTGACAAAGCATTGGAGCGGTCATGTAAGTGTTTACGTTATTAGGAACCTCGAAAAGAACCAACTTGTTTCCTGTCGGATCATAGTAATACTGTGAGCTCGCAATCGTCGTAAGCACCGGAGGGTTTAGGTCGTTGTAATACTTCACCCAGTTGATCGTTACTCCATTTTGCGAGACCTCAGGAAGGTCTAAAGACACTGGAGCAGCCATTAAACCAGAGATCAAATAGGAAGCCTGATATGTCACATTGAAGATTGGAACACCTAAATAATCTTCGATTGCCATGCGGGTAGCCAACTCCAATTGCCCAAGATAATCATCTTGTGACTCATCTTGAAACAAATTAAGCTGATTAGTGATTTCGTCAAACGTCAGCCATTGAGTAACCGGATCTCGGGTACTTTGAATGACCTTCGAGTAGTTGAACGGGTTTCTAGAACCCGCTCCGAAATTACCTTGTAGCTGGCTTGGCATATCAGGTTCCGATCAAACGAACACCAGCGGTTACATCACGCACAGTTGAGACTAAACGCTTTTCCGCGTAGATCGTAATTGTCCCAGGCTGCGTTTGCTCCATTCTCTGAAGCGTCATTTCTGAATGGTCAACGATCCACATAAACCGAGGCCAGTTGGCTAGGTAAATGGGAGAAGCGCCGATAGCAGGAGCGTCCAAGTACGGATTAGCAATAACCGGCCACCCCATGATGTTTACGCCCGGGCCTTCACCTTCTTCGCCGACCTCAACCAACGCGTAAGAATTGCCGCCATGCGTGTATTTCCTGAGCGTTTGAATTGCCGTGGGGTGCATCATCCAAGCCGTTCCTGGCATCTTCCAAAACTGCCCCGGAAGAGCGTTAGCAACATCAACAAGGCTTTCCCACTCGATGCCGCCGCTATGCGTATAGCCGACAGTATTAAGCGTATGAATACCGTTGGTAATTGCAGTTCCTGAGCTGCCGTAAGCCGCCGTAGAACCCGCCGTTCCTACGTACATCTTAAGACCGCGCAAACCATTGGTCGCGCCTGTGCTTGTTGTTACTGAGCCTGCTTGATCGTTATTGATCGCCATAGATGCGGCTTCGATCTGGCTGAATTCCATCGCAAGATCTTCGGCCAAAGCGGCATCTAATCCATTGATGTCATCCATCGCCGCGGCGCGGATAGGCATCTGAGCCGAGATAACGCGCATAGGCAATTGCCAAATGCTCGTGGCGATATTGGGCGATCCTGAGTTAGCGTTAACCGTGTAACCCCAGGGATTTGTAGAGTTAGCCGCATTACCAGTCTTTACAACAAACTGAATATCCGAATCTGAGGTCATCGTCTGGTTAGCGTAAACCCGGAAAGGATTCCAGTAACGCAGGCTTGCAAATACATCTTCGTTATATACGCGTCCACCCACGCCGGAGCCCGAGCCCGTAAGGGCTGAGGCTTCAGCGAGGTTAACCGTGGCTTTGCCCTCATGAAGAGCCTTTTTCAAGCCTTCCAAAATTACTTGTCTCATAGTCTCTCCATGAAGGAGAGGGCTTGCGCCCTCTTTGATTAAGCCGCAGTGCCAGTCGAGCGATAACGAACACCGGCGTTAGGATCGCGCACAGAGGTTGCTGCGCGAGTCTCGCCGTAGAACGTGATCGAGCCTGGAAGCGTCTGGTCGTAGCGACGCAGAACCATGCTCAGACGCATAACAATGGTGTGGAACTGCTGGAAGTCAGCAAAGTACATCGGGTAGTAAGACGTTGTACCTGCTGCGCCGGTTGTGGGCTGAGAAGGATTATCAACGTACTTATTAACCACAACATCAAAGCCAAGCAACTTGCCAACGATGCCATCGTCACGGCTCAGACCGTCGATATAAACGGGGCGCTTCTGATCGTCAACCAAACCACGGATGCCCTGCAACAAGATTGGGTTAATCATGAAGCGAGCGGTCGGGGTCCAGTATTGCTGTGGCAAGCTGTAGATGAAGTTAACAACGTCTTTGTAAGCGATGTTATTTGCACCGACAGTGTTTGCGTTGGTGGTTAACTGGTCATACGTTGCAAGGTTATGCAGACCGTTGCTCGTTGCGGTTCCCGAGGTTCCGAAAGAAGCCGTGGAAACTGTGCCGCCCGTGTAGGTTGCATTTGCACCAGCATACTGATCTAAGCCGCGCAGACCATCAGCGCCGCCAGTCGATACCGAGGTTCCGGTTCCCGATTGATCGTTGTTCTGGATCATCGAGGTTGCCATTGCCTGCTGGAATTCCATCAGCATGTCGTCAACAACGTTGGGCTCAAGACCGTCAATGTCATCAAGCGCAGCGGTTCTGATTGGGAACTGTGCGTTCAAGTCTTTAAGAATCACTTGCCAGATCGACGTTGCTTCAGTCGTGGATGCGCCGTTGTTCTGAACCGTATAGCCCCACTGTGCGCCAGCGTTGCCGGTCTTTACGCGGAACTGATAAGCCGAACCGTCGGTTGCAACGATGCGGGAAAGATCCATCATCGGGTTTGCAAGACGCTTAGCAGCGAACACGGGATCGTAAGCGGTACGGCCACCAACATCGTAACCAGAACCAGTAAGCGCAGATGCTTCACGAATGTACCCGTCGAATTGATCGACCGATTCAAAGATCTTTACTTCGCGCTCAACCTGATTACCACCCTTCATGTACTCTTTCAGCACATCACGGAATCGACGGTTTGCCTCACCACGAACAGTCTTGTGGATTGGACGAATGATTGATGGAGCAGCAATCTTTGCCTCAAGAGCGGCAAGTTTTTGCTCGGTTTCTGCTTTAACTGCCTGGACAGCCTCGGTAACTTGAGTCTTTACAGCTTCAGCGGTTTCAGCAAGTTTTGCAGCGTTAGATGCTTCAATTGCATCCAGTTTTTCAATGACTTTTTCAAGCATGATAGTTCCTTTATCGGGTTGCGATTGCCTTCAGCAACTCTCGGTATTGGAGTGCCTCTAGCAGTTTCACCGCTGCGTCCGACTCACTCGGATTGGCGGGTTGCTTGGCAGATTCAGCATCACGCTGTTCAATAATCTGTTTCAGCAAAGCAGATGCAGCGGTTGCATCCTTTCTTGAAAGCCCTGCATCACGCAGTGCCTTCTCGATTACTCTTGGATTGGGTTTGTTGTCCATCCAATATTCAAGTCTTGAGATTTCAGCTTTAGGATTGTTAGGATTCATCACAATTGAAACCTCAGCCAATCCTCCCTTCATAATTTGAAAGAAGCTGTCAGGGTCGTCTGTAGGTTCGCCGTTTTCATCGACCATCTGATATTCGTCAGCGTACGCACCGACGGAAACGCCGCCAACCATGCGCGGCGATTCCTTCATGATCGTGTACAGATCCGATCCCGCGGTGGTATTCAGGAACAGTTTCCCAGTTCCGGTCATGCCTTCGTCCGTAATATCAAACTTTGACCACTCGCCAACAGGCATCATGTCTGAACTGTGCTGAAAGTACATGGGAAGCGGTCTACCGGCTTCCATCCAGCCTTCATGCCACATCTCAAAAGCGGCTGGCGTATAAAAGAATCTACGCCCATCTGCGCCTTCTCTTGCGCCCCAAGTTGTCAAAGTCGCTTCGATTTCGCCGGTAGGCTCTCCGGTTGCCTCGTCAGCCATGCGGCCAAGCTCAACCTTTGCCTCAGTGAAGAATTGAATGTGCTTAGCCATGTATCGGTTCCTTTTCCTTCATTTTCCCATCTTCGGGTTTAGGCTTTGGCTTTCTCTTGTCAGCCTGTTCCTTTAACCGCTTCAAAACATCCTTAAGCATTGCCAGCTCGCCCGGTCTTGCCTATGACCTTAAGATTTCCGCCACCGCCAGTATCCTGCGGCGAAGAGCCGGGAATAGGCTTATCAACACCGTTGGCAGCAAGCAGAGAATCACCGTCGTCCACGCTATCAAGCCCAAGATAATCTCTAGCTTCGTTGGGCGTGAGAATCCCATTTTTAACACCTGCTACAACATAGTTCATTTGATCCAGTGGTGCGCCCTTGAGGAAATCCTGCGTCTGAAACTGCACATACAGATTTGGATAGCCACCAAGAAGGCTTGTCTTTAGCTTCTGCTCGATGTTCGTGATAAACGGCATCATCGTCGATTTGTAGAACTCGTCTAGCATCGTCTGCGTGTTGTTGTACTTGGACTCACCCACGCCGATCATCGCCGGAGGAACACCGAACAAGCCAGCAATCCTTGCCATCGTCTGCTTCTTAAGTTCTCTTGCGTCTACGTCTTGCAGCGTCAAAGGCTTAATACTTTCGTACATCATACCTTGGTCTAATAGCATCGACTGCCCAGGCTTACTCAAGTCTGATGGCTGGCTGTTAAGCATGTTTGTCCATGCCTCTTTTAGCCTAGCCGCGATCTCTTTGAACTTGGAATCCGGTATGACCTGCTCGGTACGGAACAAGCCAGAGGGCTTTGCGCCGTTAAGCATGATGAAGTTTGAGTAAAGATCAATGTCTTGATCTAGCGAGATCAACTCGACAGCCTGGAGACGGTTAAACGAAGAAGATCCTTGCCAAGGCTCGCTCTTAACGTGCATAACCTGGAAGTATTGCAAGGGTTCGTCTTTATTAAACCCGTAGCTTGAGCTTGTAAGCGTGTAGAACGGGTAGCGAGTCTCAGAAATGCGAGGAACAATCAGCGTCGAGTCAAGAACGTAGACTTCAAGCGGAACTTGCTGAGGGTCAGCTTCGTTTTTTCTCCAAAGTAATACGAAAGTCTCACCGGCTAACTCATGCCACATCGTGAACTGATACCAGAACTCGTATTGACTTTGGAAGTTATTTGGCTGAGCAAGAAGGTTAAGAATCGACTTGGCGCGGTTCTTTTCCCGCTCGGGAACCCCAGGTTCCGTCTGCGTATCGACCAAAGTACCGTCAGCCTGCCTAGACATGATCTTTACCGGCAGTTGTGCAAGCGCTCTAGCCTTAGTTCCGACGCAAGCCATGACTGTCGAGTTTCTGGCAAGCGTTGTAATG